TTACACGATTGTGTTCAATATCTTCACTGCACGTTCTTCCTCTCGTGGGTAGAGGTGCGAGTAGGTGTTCCATGTCATTGATATGTTGGAATGTCCAAGACGTCTTGCTATCTCCTGAATGTTTATGCCCTCATTGGCAAGCAAGGAAGCGTGGCTGTGACGGAAGTCATGAATACGGATACGTTTGACACCTGCCAAGTCTGCAAACTTCTTGTTGGTCTTTTCAAGGGACGTGTCACGGATAGGACGCTCACCGCCGCAGATATACATATTATCATTGAACTTCGGTACAGCTTTCTTACAGCGTTCGTAATGTTCTGACAGCACTGCTCTTAATGGCTCTGGTATCTGTATCGTCCGTATGCTTGGCTTGTTCTTTGGCGGCGTGATACGATCACCGCCTTTGAGCTTCTGAGCAATGCTCTTGGTGATGGATATGTAGTCGTCTTTTATATCCGTCCATTGCAGAGCGTATATCTCGCCTTTTCGCATACCCATGTAAAATGCTATGTTGAAAAATACATAGTAGTTCCATTCGTACATTGAGCCGCCGTCCTCTGCTTCCTGAGAGTATTCTTTTGCTGATGATATGTATTTCTTGAACTCGTCAGGCGTGTAGAAAAGCATTTCTTTCTTGGCTTCAAGGGGCGCTTTGAAGTTGCCTGCGGTGATAACGGGGTTTTTCGGAATGTATTCCATTTTCACAGCATAGTTCATCATTGCACGAAATTCGCCATAAATGTTCTTTCGAGTGACGATAGCCAATCCCTGCTCTGACAGCTCCTGCTTCCATTTCTGCACCATTGGCACGTTCAGATTATCTATCCTCACGCTTTCAAAGGTGGGCAGGACGTTCTTTTTCAGTATTCTCAGGGATTTGTCCAGAGATGTTTCACGAACCTCTGAACGCTTGGCGGTGATGTACTCCGTGAATAGCTGTCCGATAGTCATTTTCGGAATTATCTCTTTAGCATTGAGCTTTTGTGTAAGCTGGAGTTCAAGCTGCTTAGCCGTCTCTGCACCGAACGCCACACGGTCTATCTGATGAGACTTTCCGAAACTGTCCGTATAATTGATACGCACACGATATTTTTGCAGACCGTCTTTTCTGATGTTCTTTCCGTTCTTGTCTGTCATTTTGTAGATCGGCATAAATATTCCTCCTATTCTTGACACTCCTAAAAAAGTGTGCTACAATAAAAGGGCAGAATAAGCCCTTTTGTGGTGATTGGGTTTTGTTCGTTCTGAGCTGATATTGGTAGTATCCGCTCTGCTCGCCTCTGAGTGTTGGTAGCACTTGGGGGCGAGATTTTTTTATTTACTATTTTTATCAATAAACCTGGATGTTTTAGCCAAGTAATCAGGCATTGGCATTTGTATTGCAAAGCAGCCAGGAGTAGTGCAAGATGAATGCAATGAAATATTATCAATGCTTATGTATTCTGATAAGTCTTTAAGCGACTTTTTTAGCTTGCTTACAGGAAGTTGCGGCGTATGCAAGAACTCGAATGAAACTGAATTTTGCTTGTATAAAACATCTATCTTTTCTAATTTTAGAACTACATCAAAAGTCATTTTATAGTAGCAGACTATATATTCGGCATTTTCTTTCAAGAACTTTTTACAAATACGGGGGTAATCATCAAGGTCATTCATCATTGTAGCTTTTTCTGCATATTTAGGGGTAGAATAAATTTGAAAGCTGTTGGTTTCGGTAACTGGTTGCTTTGCTTTGGAATAAGGATTATGCTCTTGTAAATGCTCTTTCTTTTTGAGACGCATTTTTATTTTGCTTGTTCTTTTGGTCATACGAGACAAAACATTTCTGTCCCATAGCTCTATTCCATTAACTTTTGCTAACTGTTTTGCTGGCTCAGTAAAGTATTGATTTGTCATAACAACGCCTTTATTACAACCATAATATGCAAGTCCGCCAATTACTTCTTGTATAGGTTTATTGTCAAGTTTGTGGCTATAGCATTTACATTGTATTGCATATTTTCGCATACCTTTTCTTGCAATAATGTCGACGCCATAGTCTCCAGAGCCTTGTGTAACTTTTACGTCATAAAAGCCGTTCATCTTCAAGATATCAGCACAAGCAAATTCGAATCTATGACCTTCCATATTATCAAGCTGAGACATTGTATATTTTCGATTAAAAAATCCGAATATTTTGAGAATAAGAAGTATGCCAATAACCGATAAAATGATTATTTTGGCTTTAGTAGAGAGATGTGTTTTGGCTAAATTAAAAATAGTAAATACAATACAAGCTAATATTGTGTAGCCAAACATAGTGGCGATACAGCCTGGCTCTGATTTGCGTTTCTTTTTACCCATATACGTTTCTCCTAATTGATATTTGAAGTATCAGCATGGGATTTTATTTTAACACTCTGCCCTGAGCGTCAGTGAAGTTTCCCTGAAACAAATTTATCATATCAACTATTGCTCCAATAAAGAAACCTCCGAAAGTAAAGAAGTACAGCAAACCTGTGCCAGCTTTACCTACATAAAATCTGTTCAAACCGCCCAAGCCTAAAAAGGTCAGCAGGCAAAGTATTTCAGCTGTGCTTTTGCTCTTAGGGCTTACCTGCTCAACAGGAGCTTGCGGTGCGACCTGCTGGACGTTTGTAACGTATGTGATGTGCTGAACGATATTGCTGTTATGCTCAACGTGGTTATCAATTTTCTGTGGTTGCGGAAGTTCGTGACCACAATATTCACATACTGCTACGCCTGGTGCGTTTTCGCCTTTACAATTTGGACAAGTCATAATTTTTCCTCCCTATAAATCGACATTTGTAAACAATTTATGAAATCATTTACATTGTCTTAAATTGGTGATATAATGTATTTGTAATCATGCGGGAGAAAATTCTGTGTGCTATCCCTGTCAGTATTTGCGGTGCTGACGGGGATTTTTTTATTATAAGGATTTTATAACTGTTTTTACGATGCCGAGTATTCTTATGCGGTCTCTTTCTGCACCGACAAACTCTCTTGGCTGATATTCGGGATTGAATGATACAAGGGTTATCTTGTCATCAGAATACTTGATTTTCTTCACAACGCCGTTTTCACCGTCGATAAGGGCAACAACTACCTGTCCGTCCTCAGCCCAATCCTGCCTTAATACTTGTATCTTATCGCCGTTCTCTATCTTCGGATACATACTGTCCCCCGAAACGACAATGCACATTGTATTCTTAGCTTCTTCCTCGCTGACGATATAAAGCGGCATATAGCCTACAACATAATCGTCAGCATAAGCACCAAACCCAGCCGACACGCTCTCATATATAGGTATTATATGTACGTTGTCTTGCGGGAGTATGGTTGCGTTAGAGTCTATAATATGAGAAGAATGTTTAGGGCTAGGATCATCAGTTTTTAATGCAAGATATTCAGGATTAACATTCAACTCAATAGCGATTGATTCAAGAACAGGTAATTTTATTCTGAGAATTTTTCCTGCCTCATATCTTTGGATAGTTGATTTATTCAATCCAAGACGGATACCAAGTTCTTCTTGTGTAAGTCCTTTTTCTTCTCTTGCAGCTTTTATTCTATTTCCAATTTCTATGGTATTCAAATCTTGCTCACCTGCTTTCGTTATAATGATTATATCACATTAAATTGCATAATGCAATAGATTTTTTGAAAAAAATAAAAAAATGTTGCAAAATGCTATTGACAAGTGAAAAGTTATGTGCTATTATGATAATGCAGTAAGTTGCATAATGCAACAAGAAAGGAGGCTGGCATATGGTAAACACGAACAAGATCAAGGGTAGAATGAAGGAGCTTGAACTGACCCAAGCTGACGTTGCACATTGTTTAAACATAGCTCAACCTACAGCTAATCAGAAAATAAACAATGTTCGTCCGTTTGACTTGGACGAGGCTGAGAAACTGTCACACTTGCTCCACATTGATGCTGGAGAGTTCGGCAAATATTTTTTTACTCAGTGAGTTGCATAATGCAACAAGTGATTAAAAGGGGGTGAGGGTAAGTGGACAAACCATACGCACGTTTGCTTGAAGAAATAAGCAAACGTGAAATAAAGCATAAAGCTATCCGAAAAGAGCTTGGCATAACTAAGTGTACGCTGTCGGTCAAACTTCACGGCAGGAGAAACGCAAGCTTTTCACTGGAGCAGGCAATAGCTATACAGCAAAAGTTTTTTCCAGATGTTCCAATAGAGGAACTGTTTAAAAGATAAAGGGTGAAACATCTGCGAAATGTTCCACCCTCTCCAAAATTTTTAGACAGGCTTATCTACCTTTCTTGCCTGTCTTTGTCTGAGCAAGAGCACTGGCTGCAACACTTTTCTGAGTCTTTGTTGATTTTGGATTAGAAAGTATTTTGGAAGCCTTGCTTGCAACAGACTTGCTCGTCTGACGAGTATTCATTACATACCACCTCCTTTCATAGTGGTATGCTTGTATTGTACCATATGTAGTGTTAAAAGTCAATATGTAAGTACTAAAGATAGTTATCTTACTAAAACGGACAGAAAGGGGTGACAAATTATGTTTGATGATTTTAAGCAAAAAGTCAAAATGATTGCGAAATCAAAGTGCTTAACGTATGCTCAAATAGCTGAGAAATCAGGTGTAAAGGAAAGTACAATAAAAGCATTTATGTGCGGCGCAACTGATAGCAGGCGTGTTGCTGAAAACATTGCAGATGTACTCGGTGTAGAGATCGTGTACAGCAACGGTAAGTACAAAATCAACAGTAATAAGACAGAGAAAGAAGGTGAACCAATGCCAGACAACATTGAATTGAGAGGCTGCGACAGTGCAATGACAAGACAGGTCATTGTCACGAAATCACTTAAAGGCTCAGGAAAAGAAAATGACCCCTATCGAGAGGTCGCGCAGTATTGGTCTTTGACAGGCAAGCTGCTTTTTGAGCTGACAGACGAGGACGGACAATAATATTACCCAACAGCCACAAAATATAAAACGAGGAGGAATAAAAATGAGGTCACCTGACATTGAAATGGCAGTGCGGCTGTACTATGAAAAGCCCGAGATAACCAATGCTGATATCAAGGCACTGTTCGGCACAGGTGAAACGCAGACTATCAAGATCAAGAAAGCTGTTAAGGAAGAAATGGCAAAGCGTGGTGTGAAGTCATGGATGCCACACTCGGTCAATACCGAGATAGCCTACGAGGTTTGGGGCATTGATATCGACAACTTCGAGAAAAGGCTTAAAAAACTCCGCACGCTTTACGGAAAGGACGTGAGAAAATGATAGCCGTACTAGAGATAATCAGATGTGCCGCAGCGGTAGCGCTCTTGGTGGTGCTTACAATGTATGTAGCATACAGGTGGTATGTAAGCGTAAAAGAAACTGCCTACGAGGAAGCAGAGGAGAGCATTAAGCGTGCAGTGAGAGAAGCAGGCAGACCAGTGGTCAAGGTCGAAGTTGAAATGAAAGGAAAGTGGTAAAATGGCGTTGGTACTGCTGATAACAGTAGCCGTGCTTGCAGGGATAGATGTAGTGATGTATCTTGTGCTGAGCGTGGCGAATAGGCACTGGGAGAAACGTTTTGAGAAAGAGGAGGACGAAAACGATGATAGTGATGAGAGAGGTATTTAAGAGGGACAAGCCCCTTGATAACGGCAGTGGAGCGGTAAGCCTTTGCGTGTTCCATTCAAATGTCAAGCCTGACGAGTGCGGTGCGCTGACAGTAACGCCAACAAAGGACTACTGCCGCAGATGTGCATTCTACAAGACCCATGAGGATTTCGACAGAGGGCTGGGCGATGCCGCAAGGTCGCTCCGTGAGAAAGGGATTGAACCTGTGAAGAAGATGAATTATGACGGCAAGCAGTATATGAGCGTAAGACCTATTGAAAGGGAGGATAAAGATGATACCGATGATAACGAAAGAGGAGTTTGAAAAGGCGGTGGAGTGCTGTACAGGATTTATTGCTAGTTGCGAAAATTGTCCGCTATGCGAAAAAGATTTTAAGTGTGGTATGTATTTGGCAGAGTACCTAAAAGAAACCGAGCCTGCACCTGCGGCAACAGGCACAAGCTCGGAGGTATCAAAAGATACCGATAACATACAACTTGATGATAGCACAAAAGAACAGATTTGTCAAGCATATAAAACTGCTGATGAAGCTTGCTCAAATATACTTACTGTCTATGAGGGAATGTCAGAATGTGAGCAGAGAGCCTTTGATATCGGAGAGGCATACGGAAAGATATGCAGCACAAGGGATAAGCTTGAAAATATGAGAGGAGCGAACTAAAATGTCAGTAAAAATAAACTCACTTGAATTTGAGAACATAAAGAAGATAAAAGCCGTACAGCTTGAGCCTGCAAAGAATGGACTTACTGTTATCGGCGGTAAGAACAGGCAGGGCAAGACCTCTGTCCTTGACGCTATCGCTTGGGCGCTTGGTGGTGACAAGTATAAGCCGTCCTCTCCCCAGCGTGAGGGGTCTGTTGTCGAACCGCACTTGAAGATCACCCTCGACAACGGTATAGTAGTGGAGCGTTCGGGCAAGAACAGCTCCCTCAAAGTCACCGACAGCACCGGCAGAAAAGGCGGTCAGCAGCTTTTGAACAGCTTCGTTGAGCAGTTTGCACTTGACCTGCCTAAGTTCATAAATCAGTCAAGCAAGGAAAAAGCTTCAACTCTGCTGAAAATAATCGGCGTGGGCGATACGCTCTATCAGTTGGAACACAAGGAACATTCCCTCTATGACCAGCGTACCGCTATCGGCAGGATAGCTGACCAGAAGTCTAAGTTCGCAAAGGAAATGCCTGTGTACGCAAACGTCCCTGCCGAGCCTGTTTCGGCTTCGGAGCTTATCAGACAGCAGCAGGATATACTTGCTCGCAACGGCGAAAATCAGCGTAAGCGTGATCAGAAAGAATACTACGAAAAGCAGTTGGAGCTTGCTAAATCCGCCTATGAACGTGCAAAAGCAAGCTATGAGGCGGCAGTGAACAACTTCAAGCTTGCAAGCCTTGACGCAGAAAACCTCTTGGACGAAAGCACAGCGGAGCTTGAAAAGAATATCTCGGATATCGAGGAGCTGAACAAGAAGATAAGGGCAAATCTCGACAGGGAAAAAGCTGAGATAGATGCTGAGGACTACCGTTCACAGTATACATATCTCACTGAGCAGATAGAGGGCGTAAGACAGGCTAAAACTGACCTGCTGGGCAGTGCCGACCTGCCTCTTGAGGGGCTTTCAGTTGAGGACGGAGAGCTGCTGTATAACGGGCATAAGTGGGATAGTATAAGCGGAGCAGAACAGCTTATCGTCGCTACCTCTATCGTGAGAAAGCTCAACCCTGACTGCGGTTTTGTCCTGCTGGACAAGCTTGAACAAATGGATACCGACACCCTTGATGACTTCGGCAAGTGGCTTGAAGCACAGGGCTTGCAGGCGATAGCCACAAGAGTTTCCACTGGTGACGAGTGCAGTATCATTATCGAGGACGGCAGGTCAATGGACAATGATAAGGAAGAAAAATCAGAAATGAAAACTTGGAAAGCAGGTGCATTTTAATGTATGAGATAACATCAGGAGTTGTAAGCTCCGCACAGAAAGTCGTGATATATGGTCCTGAGGGCATAGGCAAATCCACCTTTGCGGCTCAGTTCCCCGACCCTGTATTTATTGATACTGAGGGCAGTACAAAGAAGCTGAACATCAGACGTTTCCCTAAGCCGTCAAGCTGGGAAATGCTCAAAAACGAGGTAAAGGAAGCTATGAACGGCAGGCTCTGCAAGACCCTTGTCATTGATACATTTGATTGGGCTGAACAGCTTTGTATTGAAATGATCTGCTCGGCACATCAGAAGAAAGGCATTGAAGATTTCGGCTACGGCAACGGCTATGTTTACGAAAAAGAGGAGATAGGCAAGTTTCTTAATCTCTTGCAGGAGGTAGTTGACAGCGGTATCAACGTTGTGCTTACGGCTCACGCTCAGATGAGAAAGTTTGAACAGCCTGACGAGCTGGGCGCTTATGACCGCTGGGAACTGAAACTCGGCAAGAAAACTTCTTCTCAGATATCACCTCTTGTGAAAGAATGGGCAGATATGGTGCTGTTTGCAAACTACAAAACATATGCAGTAGCTGTGGATAAGGACGGCAAGAAGTTCAAGGCTCAGGGCGGTGACCGTGTTATGTACACCACACATCACCCATGCTGGGACGCTAAAAATCGTGACGGACTTCCGTCTGAAATGCCTTTTGAGTATAGTGGTATAGCTCACCTGTTTGCGTATACACAGCCTGCTGAAATGCCTAAGCCTGTGCCTGCACCGACAGTTCAGACAGCACAGCCTACGCAGACCGCACAGACTGCCACACAAAAATCGGACGAGCCTCTTACTGATCTCAGCGGCTTTGAGGACGTTGCACCACCTATCGTTATCCCTGAGGGCATACCGAAAGCACTTGCAGACCTTATGAGAGCCAACAACGTAAGCGAATCGGATATACGTCTTGTGGTATCTCAGAGAAACTATTTCCCTTATGATACCCCTATTACAAACTATCCCGACGACTTCGTGCAGGGCTGTCTGATAGGCGCTTGGGAGCAAATGCTGCCGCTTATCAGAGAAAATCAGAAAGTACCATTTTAAAAGGAGGACAACACTATGGATAATTTTATGGAATACGGCTGGGAAGATGAGATAGTCAACGAGGGTGGGGACTTTGTCCTGCTCCCTGAGGGGGACTATGACTTCACCGTTGCAAAGTACGAACGTGCAAGACACGAGGGGTCGGCGAAAGTGCCGCCCTGCAATATGGCAAAGGTCACATTCACCATTTGGGGTGCAGAGGACAGCGTGGAGATAACAGAGAACTTCTTCCTTTGCAACAAGTTTGAGTGGAAACTCTCAGCACTTTTCTTGGCTCTCGGTCTGAAAAAACACGGCGAGCCGCTGAAAATGAACTGGAACGCTATCACAGGCAAAAAGGGCAAATGCCACGTCTACGTTGACAACTACAAGAACAAGGACGGTGAGGACAGGCAGTCCAACAAGATAAAGAAGCTCTATGCCTATGACGAGAATGTTACTACCGTTCAGCCTGCTCAGACGCAGACACCACAGTATAGTCAGCCTGCTCAGACAGGTGGCTGGAAAGCCGGTGCGTTCTGATGATGAATTTAAGGCCATATCAGAACGAGGCTAAGCTTGCTATACTCGAACAGTGGTCTGAGGGAATAAATAAAGTCCTTGCAGTTCTGCCCACAGGAACGGGAAAGACAATACTTTTTTCGGCTGTTACGGAAGAATGTGTGCGGCAGGGTAAGCGTGTGCTTATCCTTGCCCACAGGGGCGAGCTGCTCGACCAGGCGGCTGACAAGCTTATGAAGTCAACAGGGCTTGGCTGTGCCACCGAGAAAGCAGAGCAAAGCTGTTTAGGCTCTTGGTATCGTGTAGTAGTAGGCTCAGTTCAGACCCTTATGCGAGAGAAAAGGCTCAAAGGCTTTTCGGAAAATTACTTCAATACCATTATCATTGACGAGGCTCATCACGCCATCTCAGACGGCTATCAGAGAGTGCTTGAACATTTTCCCCATGCACAGGTGCTTGGTGTGACGGCTACACCTGACAGGGGCGATATGAAGAACTTAGGCTCGGTGTTTGACAGCCTTGCATATGAATACACCCTGCCGCAGGCTATCAAAGAGGGCTATCTTTCACCGATCAAGGCTATAACCATACCGCTGAAACTTGACCTTTCAGGAGTATCAACGCAAGCAGGAGATTTCAAGGCAAGTGATATCGACACGGCACTTGACCCTTATCTTTATCAGATAGCTGACGAAATGCTCAAATACTGCAAGGAGCGCAAGACAGTTGTGTTCCTGCCGCTTGTCAAGACCTCTCAGAAGTTCCGTGATATCCTTATCAGCAAGGGCTTTAACGCCGCTGAGGTCAACGGAGAAAGCACCGACAGGGCAGAGATATTAGAGGCTTTCGATAAAGGCGACTACAACGTGCTGTGCAATTCAATGCTCCTCACAGAGGGCTGGGACTGTCCGTCAGTTGACTGCGTTATCGTGCTAAGACCGACAAAAGTGCGTGGGCTTTACTGCCAAATGGTAGGCAGAGGCACAAGGCTCTGCGAGGGAAAGACAGAGCTTTTACTGCTGGATTTCCTATGGCACACAGAACGCCACGAGCTTTGCAGGCCTGCACACCTTATCTGTCAGAACGAAGAAGTCGCCGAGAAAATGACCGAAAACCTTGCCAATGAGGCAGGTTGTGCAGTGGATATCGAAGAGGCAGAAAAACAGGCAAGTGAGGACGTTGTGGCACAGCGTGAAGAGTCTTTGGCAAAGCAGCTCAAAGAAATGAAAACACGCAAGAGAAAGCTCGTTGACCCTTTGCAGTATGAAATGTCAATACAGGCTGAGGACTTGTCCTCTTACGTCCCTGCCTTTGGCTGGGAGTGTGCTCCTGCTACCGACAAGCAGAAAGCAAAGCTTGAAAAGCTGGGTATTTTCCCTGACGATATAGACAACGCAGGCAAAGCAAAGCTTATCCTTGACCGACTTGAAAAGCGCCGCAATGCAGGACTTACCACGCCTAAGCAGATAAGGCTGCTTGAAAGCAAGGGCTTTGAGCACGTTGGCTCTTGGAGCTTTGACAGTGCAAGCAAGATGATAGCCCGTATTTCTGCCAATGGTTGGAGAGTGCCGAGAGATATCGACCCGAAAACATACACACCTGAGAACTAAGGAGAAGTGAATGGATAACACAAATTTGCTTAAAATGCTTGAATACATAGACCCTGCAAGCTGTGATTATCAAGAATGGGTCAATGTGGGAATGGCTCTCAAGCACGAGGGCTATTCCGTGAACGATTGGGACAGTTGGTCGAGGTCAGACAGCCGTTATCACAGCGGTGAGTGTGAACACAAGTGGCAAGGCTTTAACGGCAATGCTCAGCCCGTGACCGCAGGAACTATCGTGCAAATGGCAAAGGAAAGAGGATACAGCCCCCATGAGTTTAAGGCATACGATTGGGACGGCGAGATAGTTGCAGAAGAAAGCAGTCCCCTTGTAAACGGCGGTGAGGGCATACCGATCACCGAGCCTGCTCAATGGGATCCTGTCAAGGAGATAGTCACATATCTTGAAACACTCTTTGAAGCAGGAGAGAACGTGGGCTATGTTACGCAAACATGGGAAACAGAAAAGGACGGCAAGACCAAGTATCTGCCCACAAAGGGCTGCTGTGACAGGACGGCAGGGGAGCTTATCAAGAGGCTTGGCGAATGTAACGGCGACATTGGTGCGGTGTTTGGCGACTACAAGGAAGAAGCCGGAGCGTGGATCCGCTTCAATCCTCTTGACGGCAAGGGCGTAAAGAACGAGAATGTAACAGACTACCGCTATGCTCTTGTTGAAAGCGACAGTATGCCTATAGAACAGCAGAATGCTGTGATGAGAGAGCTTGAACTTCCTATCGCTGTGCTTGTATACAGCGGTGGAAAGAGCGTTCACGCTATCGTCAAGATAGACGCTCCAAACTATGATGAATACCGCAGGCGTGTTGATTTTCTTTACAAGGTCTGCAAGGAAAGTGGTCTTGACATAGATAAACAAAACCGCAATCCCTCACGTCTTAGCCGTATGCCAGGCGTAATGAGAAACGGCAAGAAACAGTTCATCATTGACAAGAACATAGGCAAAGAAAGCTTTTCAGAATGGAAAGATTACATAGAAAGTATCAATGATGATCTCCCCGACCCTGAGAGCCTGAGTGCTGAGTGGGATAACCTGCCTGAGCTTGCACCACCACTTATTGACGGCGTTCTCAGACAAGGTCACAAAATGCTCATTGCAGGTCCGTCAAAGGCAGGCAAGTCTTATGCACTTATCGAGATGTGCGTGGCGATAGCTGAGGGGGTCAAGTGGTTTGGCTGGCAATGCACCAAAGGAAAGATACTATACGTCAACCTAGAGCTTGACAGAGCATCTTGTCTGCACCGTTTCAAGGACGTGTACACCGCAATGCACCTAGAGCCTGATAACCTCAACAGCATAGACATATGGAACTTGCGAGGTCACAGCGTACCAATGGACAAGCTTGCACCAAAGCTTATACGCCGAGCAAGCAAGAAGAATTACATTGCCGTGATAATCGACCCTATCTACAAGGTCATAACAGGCGACGAGAACTCAGCAGACCAAATGGCGCACTTCTGCAACCAGTTCGACAAGGTATGCACAGAGCTTGGCTGTGCGGTCATATACTGCCACCACCACTCAAAGGGAGCGCAGGGCGGTAAGCGTTCAATGGACAGAGCCAGCGGTTCAGGAGTATTCGCCCGTGACCCTGACGCACTTCTTGACCTTTCAGAGCTTGACATTTCAGACAGCCTTTACAAGCAGCAGGAGGACGAAACTGTTTGCCGTATCTGTGAGAACTGGATGAGGAGATTTTACAGAAATACTGATGAGCTTTGCTCACAGGACGATCTTGTTACGCCGTCAAAAATGCTTGAGATAACACACAAGCACCTGCACCCGAACTCATACAAGCTTATGATGGCCGACATAGACAAGGCTAAGCTTGCAGTAAGAAACCGCACGGCATGGCGTATAGAGGGTACTCTGAGAGAGTTCCCGAAGTTTGCTCCACTCAATATGTGGTTTGATTATCCTGTTCACAGAGAGGATACTGTGGGCGTGCTTAAAGACTGCGAGGTAGAGGACATCACACCAAATTGGAAAAAGAATTTCAGCAAGAAAAAGACCAATGAAGACCGCAGCAAGGAGCGCAAGGAGAGCATTGAAACTGCTTTCAGCGGTGTGCAGGAGAACGGCAAGTGCCGTATTTCTGAGCTGGCGGAGTACATAGGAAAGAGCGAAAAGACCGTTGGAAGATACCTCAAAGAGCATGGTGGCTTTTGGATAGAAGAGGGAGAATGTGGCTTAAAAGCTCAGTAGACAGACAAGACAAAATCGAATTTTTGAACTTTAGACAGACAGGAAAAAATCGAAAAGTGTCAGGACAAAATCGAACTTTTTTCTTGTCGGACAATATCGAAAATTACCGAGTTTGTCGGACGGACAGACAAATCTATTATTATAAACAATACTTTTTGTCGGGGGCTTGAAACTGCCCCGACGAAAAAGTAATCAGAATAATGACGCACGAGAGGAGCACACGCAGATGAAAGCAACAAGAAGTAAGGCAAGGCAAGACGTTGTTAATGCAGCTAAGAAAATGCCACCGCTTTTTCATAAGCTGCCTAATGAAGATTTCGACTATCGAAAATCACGCACGCTTTGGTGGCTCGTGAAACAGCCGCAGGTACTCAAATACATTTGGGATATGGTCAAACAGTCGGGAGCATTGGTGTATGATGACAAGTCACACAAGTGGCACGGAGTAGATTTCAAATGCGAGGAGGAAGATGATGACTGAATTTTTTATGGCAATGATACCGCCGACAGCTACGGCGCAGGAACATAAGGTGGCAGTGAGAAACGGCAAGCCGATATTTTATGATCCACCCGATGTCAAGGCGGCAAAAGAAAAGCTCACGGCAAACCTTGCAAAGCACAGACCGCCTGAAAAGTACATCTGTGGGATAAGGTTGGTAACAAAGTGGCTGTTTCCTAATGACGGCAAGCACAAGGACGGAGAGTACAAGATCAGCAAGCCTGACACGGATAACTTGCAGAAGATGTTCAAGGACTGTATGACAAAGCTTGACTTCTGGACAGACGACCAGCTTGTAGCGAGTGAGATATGCGAGAAGTTTTGGGCGGACATACCTGGCATTTATGTGAGGATAGAGGAGCTATGACGATACACGAAGTAAAGAAAAGTCTCGGACGCAGGGTGAGCTACAACGGCTCTGATTGCTACGAGCTGACAGGGTGCATTATCCGCAAGAGCAGTAAGACAGGTCAGTTCTTCTATCAGGCGGAGATCGCTGACAAGACTTGTGGCAACACGTTGGTGTATTGCAGGCTGGAAGAGTTGAGGTGTGAGGAGGCAAAAGAATGAAAACACATAATCTGAAACTTAGCATAGAATTTTGTGACGCTGTTCTGAGAGGTGAGAAAACTTTCGAGGTCAGAAAGAATGACAGAGGTTTTCAGACAGGAGATCTGATAAGATTTATACCGACTGACGGAACGTCTTATCGTAGCTCAGACGGCACAGTAAGAGAACACGCAAAACATGAGATATCAGGGCACACATACAAGATAACATATATCCTCAACGGCTGGGGAATAAAGAATGGGTATGTTGTGCTGGGAATAAGAGAGGAGGGATCCTATGGAAAGAAACGACCCTATGACCATGTCACGCCTGAAAGCCTACCGCAGGAACGCCTCAGCCATTGAGGACATCAAGGCAGAGCTTTCAGGCAAGTACGTTGCCGACAGTATCAGCGTATGCACTCCGCCGTCCTACACACCACACAGCACACGCATAGACGGCTTTCTGCCAAGTGGCGATACACTTTCACTGCTGTGCGAGCAGGCTCGACTAGAGCGTGAGCAGAGGTCTGTGGAGGAGTTTATCAAGGGGATAGAGGATAGACAAATGAGAAAGATATTTGTACTCAGGTTTGTAAAAGGCTTTACTTGGATACAGATAGGACACAAGGTCGGAGGTACGGCGGACGGCTGTAGAATGGCAGTCAAAAGATATTTGAAAAAATAATCAAGTGTGTTCGTTTTGTTCGTTTTAGGTGTGATATAATTAAACTGAGGAAAGTGTAGATGTACCTCAGACTTGTACTTTCATTGAAGTCACCTCCAATTTTCTAAGCCCCGTAAGGGGCTATGCAGGTCGAGAGCGTGCCAGCTTGATATCTGCTCCAACATTTACTTAAACTCCTTATAATATATTTGCGAGAGGCACTCCTATGGGGGTGTCTTTTGCGTTTAGTACTTACAAATTCGTAGAAACAATGATCAAAAGCATTGACAAAATGAATTTATTTATGGTTAATAAATTCATATAAGCTGAAATATTTTCATATCTATATGCATATGACAGATGTATTTTAAAACTTATGGTTGACAACACTACGGCATTATGGTATAATATATAAGATTATTGCAATTAAAAATTGCGATGGTTAGACACAATGATTGAGAGTGTACAATAAGTAGTAAATAAAAAAAGAAGGCAGTTGGTGGCTACCTTCTTTTTGGGGCTTGTCTTATTTTGAATTAAACATCAAGTTAGTGATAACTGCTATGATTACATCAATGGTTGCTTCTGGGAAGATACGCAATGTGAAACAAATCACTAGTGTAAGAATAGACACTTCAAGCGAGCTATACATCCTACTACTCGATGAGCGGTTGTTTCTATCGCTCATATTATACACTCTCCTTTCTTGGTATTATTTTCTTTTAAAACTTGTCCTATTGCCTCACATTTAGTTCGGCTTGGTTTTAAATTGGTTATAAAAAAAGTACAAGTGGAAATACACTCCCACTTGTACTAACTTGCAACTTGAATACTGTGTCAAACAGTTGCTAAGTGATAAAGTTTGACACAATTTGGCTATTTGTGTGCAACAAAAATATAGTAGGATGTAGGTGCGATATATTCAATATCATTTTGAGTATTAACATTCTGATTTCCTCGTCAAATTTAAGGGCTTATTTTTTACAGTCTAGTCGCCATTTGTTATTTAAATTACGGTTGGTTTATTTTATTTGCAGTGTACTGCCATCCATGTATTATACATGGATTTTTATTATACATGGATTTTTTGGCCTTTTTATAAATAATATATTAACATTGTTTAAAGAATTGTCAGTTGGTTGAAATTTAACTTTTCATTAAATTTATATTTGTCGGTTTTATTATATCAGAGTATTTCCGTTAATATTGCGAAAATGAGTTTGGTAGCTTACCAGGCTCATTTTTTTTATAAATAAATTAGTTAATCGAGGTGAGGTGAATGCCGAATGAAAAGAATTTAATAGTTCCAAGCTCGAGTGAAGCTCGAAAAAACGGCTCAAAAGGCGGTAAAAAATCAGGCGAAGTCCGCAGGCGTAAAAAGACTATGAAGCAGGTAATGGACTTCCTGCTTGAACAGCCTGCCAATACCAGAGCGGACTATGAGTTCCTCGTTAATCAGGGCATTGACCTTAACGGCCTTGACCCCGACTTCATAAATAATATGCTCCTCGTCAATGCGGCTCTTATGGCAAGGGCTAAGCAAGGGGACGTTGCGGCGGTGAAAGAGCTGCGTGACATTATCCGTGATGACGATATGCTCAAACATAAGATAAAATACGATAACGCAAGGCTCAGGCTTGAAAAACAAAAGCTTGAGCCTGTTTCTATGCCTGATAAGGCGTACAGCGGTATCCCTGCGAGCCTTGTCGCTCCTACGTTCTCGCCTGTCCTGTTCGATATTGCAGAGCAGGAACATTCCGAGTATGTTTTCCCTGGCGGACGTGGTTCGACTAAATCTTCATTCTGCGGTCTGAACGTTATCGACCTGCTGATGAAGAACGAGAATATGCACGTCTGCGTACTGCGTGCTGTGGCGAATACTCTTAAAGACAGCGTTTATTCTCAGATACTCTGGGCAATATCTGCACTTGGTCTTGATGATGAGTTTGCCTGCACAAAGTCGCCCCTTGAGATCACACGCATTTCAACAGGGCAGAAAATATACTTTCGTGGTGCCGATGACCCGCACAAGATAAAGTCTATCAAGCCGCCTTTTGGCTATATCGGCATCGTGTGGTTTGAGGAGCTTGACCAGTTCGGCGGTGAAGAAGCTGTGCGAACGATAGAACAGTCTGTTATAAGAGGCGGCGAGAGAGCTTATAAGTTCAAGTCTTTCAACCCTCCGAAGTCGGCTCAGAACTGGGCGAATAAGTACATCAAAGTGCCGAGAACGGACAGACTTGTTACCGAAAGCACTTATCTAACTGTGCCGAAAAAGTGGCTTGGCAAGCCTTTTCTTGATGACGCCGAATTTCTCAAAGAAACTAATCCCACTGCCTATGAGAACGAGTATATGGGCGTTGCAAACGGCACAGGCGGCAATGTTTTCGATAACGTCCTCATAAGAGAGATAACCGACGACGAGATAGCACAGTTCGATAACATCTATAACGGCGTTGACTGGGGCTGGTATCCCGACCTTTACGCTTTCGTCAGAGTGCATTATGCCCCTGCTCAGCACACGCTGTTCATATGGCAGGAGTACACCTGCAACAAAACAAAGAATGTTGATACCGCAAAGCATTTGCTGGAGCTTGGTATCACATCAAATGACCTTATCACCTGCGACAGTGCAGAGAATAAGTCTGTTGAGGATTACAGAGCATACGGCTTGCTTGCAAGAGGTGCAGAGAAAGGTCCTAACAGCAGGGAGTATTCATATAAGTGGCTGCAATCTCTGCGGAGTATCGTTATAGATAACAAGCGTTGTCCTGTGGCTTGCGAGGAGTTCATCAACTGCGAGTATGACAGGGATAAAGAGGGCAACGTTATAAGCGGCTATCCCGACGGCAATGACCACGTTATCGACGCCGTTCGGTATGCAATGGAAAGAGTATGGAAAAGGCGGGGTCAGTAAGCTATGGGCATTATTTCAAAAATAAGGGAGTGGATAAGCAGAATGCTTTCAAAGTCAGATATAAAGGGCGTTTACGGCATTGATATCGCCGTGACGGACAGTATGATAAGAGCTATCGACAAGTGGGATAGAATGTATGCAGGTAATGCAGCACCCAAGGGAGTTCACTCTCTGCGGCTTGAACACGCTGTTGTGAGGGAGTTTGCAAACACGGCTATCAATGAAATGACCCTGAAAGTTTCCAACGATAAGCTTGATGCCATAATGAAAAACGCCCTTGAAAACCTCAACAAAAATCTGCAAAGAGGTCTTGCAACAGGAGCAATGATAATAAAGCCGCTGGGTGCTGATAAGGTGCAGTATGTTCCACAGTCGCAATTTATTCCTGTGGAGTATGACGTGAACGGCAGGCTTATAAAGGTCATTTTCCCTGAGATAAAACGCATGGGCGATAATGATTACCGCATAAGGCTTGAATATCACGCTCTGGACTATGAAAAAGGGCTGACTATTACAAACAGGGCTTTCCGTTCCAATGACGGCGTGTCTCTTGGTGCTGAGATACCTCTCACGGCTGTTTCAGAGTGGGCGGAGCTTATCCCTAAGATAGCCTATCCCCTTATGCTGCGACCCTCTTTCGGCTATTATGTCAACCCTATCGACAATACAGTTGATGGTTCACATTCAGGCGTATCAGTGTTCGCAGGGGCGGAAGAAGTCATAAGAAAAGCTGATATCCAATTCGGCAGGCTCGATTGGGAGTTTGAATCGGGAGAGCGTGCAATAGACGTTGACGAGGCTGTGTTAAGACCTGTGACAGACCCGTTCACAGGTAAGAAGCGTGCAGAAATGCCTAAGCTCAATGAACGGCTTTTCAGAGGGGTAAACGTGTCGGCTGGCACGAGCGGTGACTTTTATCACGAGTTCTCACCGCAGTTAAGACAGGCTGATTTTATCGCAGGACTTGAAGAATACAAGCGTGAGATAGAGTTTGCTGTGGGGCTGTCCTATGGGGATATTTCAAACCCACAGACAGTTGATAAGACGGCAACGGAGATAAAGTCATCAAAGCAGAGAAAGTTCGATACTGTCACGGCGATACAGAATAACCTCCGTGTCTGCCTTGAAGACCTGTGCTATTCGCTGGCGTTCTATAATGGGCTTACTCAAAGCGGTTATGAACTGTCTGTGAACTTCGAGGACAGTATCCTTGCTGATGATGAAACAAAGCGTGCAAGCGATCGTCAGGACGTTTCTATGGGCATTATGCCACTGTGGGAATACCGAATGAAATGGTATGGTGAGGACGAGGAAACGGCTAAGAAAATGACCTCCGACAGCACCGCAGAGGTGATAGAATAATGCTCAAAGCAAGCGAGATAGAGCGAGTTTCAATGGCGCTTGACAAGCCACTGCGTGACCTTGAAATGCAGATAATGGAGGACATCGTCCGCAGGATAAAGATAAACGGCGAGATAACACGTTCGGCGGATTGGCAGATATACAGGCTTCACGAGCTTGGAATGAGCAAGCGTGAGATAAAGAAAGTCATAGCCGATAACCTTGACCTCTCCAAAGCTGAGATAAAAGAGCTGTACAATGAAATCCTGCAAAAAGGCTATGAATGGGACGATAGCATATACAAGACCAAAGGCAAGGCACGGATACCCCTTGAAGAAAATGAGGGGCTGCAAAGGCTGCTGTCGGCTGTATCGGAGCAGACTTCGGGGGAGCTTAAAAACATATCTCAGTCACTTGGATTTGCAGTAAAACAGCCTGACGGCAAACTTAAATTCACGCAGGCGGCTGACTTCTATCAGCAGAGCCTTGACAACGCCATAATGGGCATAGCAAGCGGAGCGTTCGATTATAACACGGTCATAAAGAAAGTCATTTCGGATATGACGAACTCAGGTCTGCGTACTGTGGACTATGCCACAGGCTGGAGCAACAGGGCAGACGTAGCCGCAAGGCGTTCGGTAATGACAGGGCTTTCACAGCTAACCGCAAAAATGAACGAGGACAACGCCAAAGAGCTTGGCACGGACTATTTTGAAGTCACTTGGCACAGCGGAGCAAGACCCTCTCATCAAGAATGGCAGGGCAAGGTCTACAGCAAAAAAGAACTTGAAACTATCTGCGGTCTTGGTACTGTGACAGGTCTGTGCGGAGCGAATTGCTATCACGATTATTACCCCTTTATCCCCGGCATATCTGAGCGTTCCTATACAGATGAGGAGCTTGCACAGATGAATGCAGAGGAGAACAAGCCTGTTAAGTACGGTGATAAAGAGTACACAAAGTATGAAGCTTTACAGCGGCAAAGAAAGCTTGAAACTGCAATGAGAGCTCAGCGACAGAAGATACATCTTCTTGAAGAGGCAGGTGCTGATGAGGAAGATATCATCAACGCACGCTGTCGATATCGTGGCACTTCCCAGGAGTACACGAGGTTTTCAAAAGCAATGGGTCTGCCTCAGCAGAGAGAGCGTGTGAACGCCGACGGACTTGGGAATATCGGGGTGGGAAAAACCAAGATAGACTTGACGCAAAAAGATTATAGTGATATAATTGATATGAAAGGTAAGATGTCTGATATAGACGTGCGAAAGTGGTACAGACACCATAACAAAAATATCCCTCAGCTTATCGACAAAAGCAAGTCTATTGAAGAACAGGCAAGACAAGCTTGTGAACTGCGTAACAAATATCGCTTTCAGGCAAGAGAGTTAATGGAAGATCAAAAAGCTCGTAAAACCCTTGACCAGACCGAACCTATCATTTCTTTTGAAGACTTGGTATCAAATAAAATGGTACGAAAAAACATGAGCAGAGAAGAAGCTATAGCAGACACTTTGAAGACCGCTGTAAAAACACGAAGATCAGTAGATAAAAGGTATGGATTGGATGATCAGCAATGAAAAAATATGAATACAATATTTGCACGGCTGCGGACAAAGAAATTTTTGAAAAGCAATGTGCGGCATTGGAAAAGCATATCCCAGGCATTGAACGTTTCGATATGCTGACTGATGTTGACGGCTCACAAACTCAGATATACACATTAAACGGAAAGAAGATAATCGTACACAACAGTTATTATATTGACGCTGTGTACATTGATTCAGAAGTTGAACTTACAGAGTATTTCAAACGATAACTTTACCGCTTGACTAATGTCGGGCGGTATTTTTATACCCAAATACCGGAACTAAGCACCTTACCGGGTGCTTTTTTCATACCATTTCGTCCTTGATATGACGTTAAACTGTCAGACTTTCACACCGCAGACAGAGCGGTATATAAGCTATGTAGAAAGGACAAACATATGAAAAACATTTTTGAGATCCTTGCCGCTCTGGGTATCGTTATCCCTGAGGACAAGAAACAGGACATCACAAAACAGGTGGCAGAGAATTATAAGACTGTGGCTGAGTTTGAAAAGGTGAAAAGCCGCCTTGAGGTGGAGCGTGATAACTATAAGGACAGCCTTGATACCGCACAGAACTCTCTCAAAGAATTTGAGGGCGTGGACGTCAAGGAGCTTAACGGCAAAGTCGCACAGCTCACCGCTGACCTTGCTAAGAAAGATACCGAGTATCAGGCGAAGATATCTGATATGGAGTTTGACGCTACCCTTGATAACGCTATCTCGGCAAGCAAGGCAAGAAACGTCAAGGCTCTTAAAGCTTTGCTTGATGTGGAAACTCTCAAAGCTTCCAAAAATCAGGCTGAGGATATCAAGACGGCTATCGAGAACGTGAAGAAAGATAACGATTATCTTTTTGAAAGTTCCGAGCCTATAAAGAACCCTGTAGCTCCCACAAATACTCCTGCCGCAGGTGATGTGAGCAAAGAAACCTTTGCAAAAATGGGGTATATGCAGAGGTTGGAACTTAAACGAACAGACCCCGAAAAATACGAACAGTTGAAAGGATAGGATATTATGAAAATGACAAATGGCATTAGGATTTCTATGCAGTATTTCGCAGAGCAGACAAAGATCACCGACCTTATCGATCCTGAGGTAATGAGTGATATGATCGACGCAAAGATCGAATCTAAGATAGCGGTATCACCCTTTGCGAAGATAGACAGAACGCTTGTTGGCGTGCCTGGCGACACTATCACAGTGCCGCAGTACAAGTATATCGGCGATGCAGTTGATGTTGCAGAGGGCGTTGAAGCCGAAACTGTCAAGCTTGAAACAGACTCCACTCAGGCTAAGGTAAAGAAAGCCATGAAAGCGGTTGAGATAACTGATGAAGCGGTTCTCAGCGGCTATGGCAACCCTGTAGGTCAGGCGACTTCACAGCTTGCAATGTCTATCGCTTCTAAGGTGGACGCAGACAGCATTGACGCACTTATGAAAGCTCAGCTCATCTATGACGGCTCGGCTTCTGCTATCTCTTACAGCGGCATTGTTGACGCTGTTGACAAGTTCAATGAGGAACTGAACACCGAAAAGGCTATGTTTATTAATCCTCATCAGAACTCACAGCTTAGAAAGGACCCGAACTTTATTTCTGCCGATAAGTATGACGGCAATGTGGTCATGACAGGCGAGATAGGCAAAATAGCGAACTGCCGTATCGTTCCGTCAAAGAAAGTTTCACTTAACGAGGCTATCCCAGAACAGTATGTGAGAGTTGACAGCGATGCAGAGGGTGCAAAGGAAGTTGTTGCGGACAGCACAGCTTCACCAACTGCTTCACAGATAAAGCTCGGCTCGGTAACACCTTGTGCAGAGGGTTACGCTCCAAAGGTGGGTGACTATGTTGTAAAGAACGCCGCTGTCAAGGCTGGCACTTTCTACATATGCCCTATCATCAAGCTCAACGCTGATGCTGAAACAGAGGACGAAACATCCGCTCTGACTATCTACCTCAAGCGTGACACCAACGTTGAAACAGAGAGAAGAAGCACAAAGCGCTGTACAGATATATCTGCTGACAAGCATTACACTGTGGCTATCTCAGATCAGTCAAAGGTAGTGCTTGCAAGATTCAAGAAGTAAAGAGGTGCGGCAGTATGAAAGCATATGCAAGCGAGAGCTATTATATAGGCGTTTATCTTTGTGGCAGAGAGCCTGACATATCTGCCGCTTTTGACTTCTATGCAATGCAAGCCACAAGCCTTATGAAGCAATATACCCTTGACAACGTTGACGAGAACGATATACCCGAAGAAGTGAAAATGTGCTGCTGCGAGCTTGCGGAGAATATCTTCAAGGCAGAGCAGGAAGGCGGCACTCAGGGGGTATCTTCCGAAAGCGTTGGTGGCTGGTCGAAGTCATATGAAAGCTCGGATATCCGCAGGCAGAACGCTGACAGAGCCGTTCACGATATCGTGTACAAATGGCTCAGCGGAACAGGGCTGCTTTACAGAGGGGTGAGGTAAATGCTTGCAAACAGCGATTGCACGGTGTATCTTTTCGACAAGCAGACAGAGGGATTTGTGCGGAAGTATGCAGAGAAAGTTTACTGGTGTGAGAATAAGTCGGGAAGTATCGTGAAAAGCGGTATGCAGACCTCAGACAGCACAAGGGTGTATTTCTATGATGATAATGCACCGAAAACCCCTGCAAAGGATATGCTTGTGAGAGGAAAATGTGAGTTTGAGTTCGATAATCAAACGCCGCAGAGCATATCTGAGAGCATGAAAATGTTCCGTGCGGAGTATGACTTTGTTACGGTAATGAGCATTGATGATTATATGTTCGGTGGTCTGCCACATATGGAGGTGAGCGTGAAATGAAGATAGGTCAGCCTATGGACAGCAGAGCTATCACTTGGGATAAGTCCTTTGCAGGCAAGTATTCAGATCGCTTTGATAAGGCTCAAAAGTTCATTGACGCCGAGTGCATAAGGCATATGGTGAAGTATACACCTACCCTCAGCACTAATCTGAGAAAGTCTGCCACGAGAGGCACAAAAATAGGCAGCGGCAAGATACAGTATCTTGCACCTTACGCACGCTATCAGTATTACGGCAAGCTTATGGTATCCTCTGTTACAGGCTCGGCATACGCCCGACAGGGTGAAAAGAAAGTGCTGACGGACAAAGACCTTGTTTACAGCACTTTTAAAGAGCCACTTGCCGGTAAGCTTTGGTTTGAGCGAATGAAAGCCGACAAGAAACAGCAGATACTCAGAGGAGCGGCGGCGATAATAGGAGGCCAAGCGAAATGAACATAATCGAGCTTGTGAAAGATATCTTGCAGCAGTTCCCAAAAATATCGGAGGTTTGCAACGATATCCATATCGACTTTACCGACGATACGCCAACCAATTATGGCTTGTCCTCAACAGGCGACAGCCTTATAAGCTCTGACATTCTGGGCGGTCAGACAAGACAGCACAACTTCATTCTCTATGCGGTGTATCAATCTATGAATGACTTTGACAGAATGTCAAACAGCGGTGTGCTGCTTGAATTGCAGATGTGGCTTGAAAGCTATGCAGACAAGCATAGAGATACCACGTTCACTACCATAACAGAGGACGAGGAAAGGACAGGCGTTCTTGAAAAGCTCACCTGTGCAAATGGAATGATATACGCAATACCAAATGAAAACACAAACGATACTGTGCAGTATCAATTGCAGATAGCGGCACAGTATCAGATATAAAAGGAGGAAAACATATGCCTGATTATTCATACAAGAGCGGAAAGCTCAACAGAAGTCATCTTCTGCATTATCTTGACACTACATTCGCGGCGGTCGCTTCATCACCAAGCTGGTATCTTCTCGGCAAAGACGTTGAGGATGCAAGTGTGGCACTCAACCCTGACACTTCCACAAAGAAGAATATCCTTGATGAAACCACAGTTGAGGACAATGGCTATGAGCCTGAGTTCGACCTTGACACATTCTATGCAAAGCCCGGTGACGCACTTTACGAAAAGCTCAAGGATATCATGATGAATCGTCTTACCGGTGACGCCTGCAAGACAAGCGTGCTTGAAGTTATCGTTGACAAGACCACAGGTGCGTATGACGCATGGACGGAAGATATCATCGTCAAGCCGCAGTCTTATGGCGGACCGCAGGGTGGCGTAAATATCCCGTTCAACTGCACCTTTGCAGGAAACAGAGTGAAAGGTTCAGTCACCTTTGCGGCAGGCGTGCCAACGTTTGCAAAGACTACGGAAGAATAAATCATATGACAAACATATGAAAGCACTTCGTTCAGAGCGGAGTGCTTTTTGTTTGCCATAATACAGAAAGGATGATAGAAATGTCAATGCAGTCAATAGATTTTAACAGCGGCAATTACAAAGAGTACGCTATAAACGGTGACGAGAACAGAGTGATAAGGATAAACGTGTCAGACGTTGGTATCATCACAAGGATACAGGACGCTATGAGCAAGGCTGACAATATCGCAGAAGAAGTGTCAGAACGTGAGAAGAACGAGGACAGAACTCAGCTTCTCAAAGAGTATGACCAGCGTGCAAGAGAAATGGTCAATGACATATTTGGAACCGATGTGTGTACGGCGGCGCTCGGAAGCGTGAACGTGTTCTCTGTGGCTTCAAACGGCAAGCCTGTGCTTGTGAACTTCCTTGAAGCGCTTCTTGTTGTGGTGGTGCAGGAGATAAAGTCAGCACAGACTGCGGCTCAGATAAAGCTCGAAGAAAAGGCGGAGAAGTACATAGCTCCCGTTGTTGCTCAGCCTGCGGTCAACGTGGCGGAGCTTTCTGACGAGGACAAAAAGGCTCTGCTCAGGGAGCTGCTGAAATGATAGGCAGTTTGCCAACAGCCCTTGAAATAGGCGGCAAAGAGTATGCCATACACTCAGATTTTCGGGTCATACTGCGGATCTATTCAGCCTTTGCAGACCCTGAACTTGACGAGCGTGAAAAGTGCTATGTGTGTCTTAAATGCCTTTACGCTGAGGATATCCCACGAGAGCATTTGCAGGAGATTGTCAACAAGGCTTATTGGTTTGTTGGTGGTGGAGATGTTCCGCAGGAGAGCGTTCAGCCTGCAAAGACTATTGACTGGGAGCAGGACGAGAGTATTATTTTTCCTGCGGTGAACAAGGCGGCAGGCTTTGAAACGAGGACGGTAAAATATCTTCATTGGTGGACTTTTCTTGGCTATTTCAATGAGATAGGCGAGGGGCTTTTTTCGTCTGTTATAGGCATACGGCAAAAGCTTAACAAGGGCAAAAAGCTTGAAAAATACGAGCAGGAGTTTTACAGAAACCACCGCAATATGATAGACCTTAAACGAAAGCTCTCGGCAGAAGAGCAGAGGGCTGAAAACGAGGACAAAGAGTTTCTGAAACAACTGACGGGAGGTGAATGACAATGGCTGACGGGTGCTTGAATTTTGACACCAACATAAACAGCGAGGGCTTTGAAAAGGGCTTGAAAAGCCTTTCTGATATGGTGGGGGATATCAAGCCAAAGCTTAAAAGCCTTGCAATGGCTGTGACGGCAGCATTCTCCGTCAAGAAGCTTGTGGACTTCGGCAGGCAATCCATAGAAACAGCCTCAGACCTTGCGGAAGTTCAGAACGTTGTCGATACGGCTTTCGGAGAGTCAAAGCAGAAAATGGAGGACTTCGCTGACACGGCTGTTAAGACCTACGGCATTTCAAAGCTTACCGCAAAGCAGACGGGCTCAAACTTCATGGCTATGGCGGCAGGAATGGGGCTTGCCAATGACAGTGCAAGCGATATGGCTATGGCTCTTACGGGGCTGTCTGCGGATATGGCGTCATTTTATAACGTTGGTCAGGACGTGGCAAGCACGGCTCTGAAATCAATTTTTACAGGCGAAACTGAGACCCTCAAACAGTTCGGTATCGTTATGACGGACGCCAACTTGCAGGCGTATGCGCTTTCAAAGGGCATCACGAAATCAACTGCCGATATGTCGCAGGCTGAAAAAGTTCAACTGAGATACAACTACGTTATGTCACAGACGGCTCTTGCTCAGGGGGACTTTGCAAAGACTTCTGACAGCTGGGCGAACCAGACAAGAATACTTTCTGAACAATGGAAAGAGTTCGGAGCAACTATCGGCACTGTGCTGATGAACGTTCTTCTGCCTGCTGTCAAGGCAATCAATAGCGTACTTTCACAGCTTATATCTTTTGCACAAGGGGCGGTGCGGGCACTCTCAGAGGCGTTCGGTTTTGAACTAAGCAACAGTGCAGACGAGGCTCAAAGCATAGTGAAAAGCACCTCTCAGGCGGCGGATAATTACAGCGACATAGCCGACAATGCACAGCAGACTCAAGAGGCACAGGAAGGATCTCTTGCAAGCTTTGACCAAATGAACAAGCTGAATGATGAGAGCAAGTCAGACAGCAATGGGGTCAGCGGAGCTGGGGATATAATGCAGCCTTCCGGGACTAGCGTTGAGGTGGATACGGGAAAGGCAAATAAAAAGCTGTCTGACTTTTTCACATCAGTGAGAACTCAGTTTGAAAAACTTGCAGACTATCTTGATAAGAATTTTAAGCCTATTTTCGATGATATATGGAGCGGACTTGAAAAAGAGAGCATTGAACTTGCTCAGATACTCGGCGGAGTTTTCAGCGATATAATGTCGCTTTCCGAGCCGCTCAAAGCTTATTTTATAAACGATTTTACACCGCTTATGCAGACCGCTTTCAGCACGCTTGGCAAGATAGGCATAGGACTTTTTGACAGCTTCAACAAGGTGTTTTCTGATATCTGGAATGTGGCAGTGTTCCCTATACTGCAAAACTTTCTCACTGTAGGATTACCCCTAATGGCGGATTTTGGCACGCAGACATGGAACACGCTAGGCGTACTGTTTGACAACATAAAAGAGATCTTCGATACCTTGTGGAACGGCGTTGCACAGCCTGTGCTGAACGCCTTGAAAACACTGTGGTGCGATACTTGGCAGAGCATTTCAGACTTTTGGAACGAGTGGGGACAGCCTATATTTGACGGCATAAACGAGGGTATAACCACCACAAAGAACATATTTCTCAACCTGTGGGAAACGGTCTTGAAACCTGTGTTTGACAAGCTCATGGACGTTGCTGACAGCGTTTGGACGGAGCACTTGAAACCTCTGCTTGATGAGTTTCTCGACTTTGTTGGAACACTTATCACAAGCGTTCTGAGCATTTACAACAAAGCCATAGCACCCGTTGTGAACTGGCTTGTGAGCATACTCGGACCGATAGTCAGCAGTGTGCTTGGTAAGATAATAAAGATAGTGGGCAATGTTATAAGCAATATAATTGACGCCGTGAAGAACATCATTTCAGCACTTAAAGGCGTTGTGCTGTTCATAGCGGGAGTGTTCACCGGTGATTGGAAAAAAGCTTGGCAGGGTGTAAAGAAGATCTTCAAAGGCGTATGGGACGCACTTGTTGACATAGCAAAAACACCTATTAATTTGATAATCGGGCTTATAAATGGTCTGACAGGTGCAGTTGAGGACGCTTTGAATTGGATAATCGACGGCATAAACGAGCTGAGCTTCACGACGCCTGATTGGCTTCCCGGTGATCTTGGCGGTCAGACATTTGGCTTTGACCTAAGCCAAATTGATATCCCCAAAATACCCAAACTTGCCCAAGGTGCAGTGATACCGCCGAATTCAGAGTTTCTTGCAGTTCTGGGCGATCAGAAGCGTGGCACGAATATCGAGGCACCGCTGGATACTATCACACAGGCTGTTTTGCAGGCTCTTGTGTCTTACGGCGGAGCAGGCGGAAATCAGAAGATAAGCGTTACCATACCGCTTACGCTCAATGGCAGGACTATCACACAGATAGTTATTGATGATATCAACGACTATATCAAGCGCAACGGCAGGTCGCCAATAAGGGCATAGGAGGTGCAGAAAATGAAAAGCAGAGGACTTATATTCGGCAGCGAAAGGGTCGCCACACCTGCGGAAGTGAGCTTTACAAACAACAAGATATGGTCGAACAATGCAGGGCGGACGGCTAACTGTAAAATGGTGGGCGATATAAGAGCCATAAAGAAAACTGTCACGCTGAAATGGTATCATCTCACAGGCGAGGAGACGGCAAAGCTCAATGAGTATATCTCCAACGTTGACAGTCCGTTTTTCAGTATCACGCTCCTTGATGAGACATTTCAGGAAAGCACTTTTGACGTTTACGCAGGTGACCCAACTTATGAGGTTTTTGGCTGGGACGAGAACAAACAGTTCTGCAAAGGCGTTGCGGTGGACTTGATAATGCAGTAAGGGGGCGTTTGAATGTACAAAACAGGGGAGCTTGTGGCACAGCGTATCGAGAGCTATTGCCGTACTTGGAGGTTGTGGATAGAGAATGCAGAGGACATTATATCAGGCGACAGCATTATGTCAGCTGATAGCTCCATGCAGGCAACAAGCCTTTCCGATGACATCGAGCTGGGTGCCGTGTGTTCGCAATCGTGGAACATGACCATAAGTGACACTGAAACAGCGTTTCTTGGTAAGGAGTATGACACATATCTGTATCTCGTAGACTACGAAACTAGCGGCATACTTTCAGACGAAAAGATACCAATGGGGCGTTTCACCTGCGTAAAATCAAAGAAATCGGGCGGCAGTGTTCAGCTGACAATGGCGGATAGGCTGTATTTCTCGGACAAACCGTATGTACCACACATACCTATGCCGAACTGGAATAAAGCAGTCGAAGACGACATTTGCAGACAGCTTGGTTTGCAGAATGGAAATGATTATACGGAAGTCAGGTTACTGCGTGACAAGGACGGCAGACGGTTGATAGATAAGAACGGCAAGGTGCTGTACTCAAAGTATTTCTATTTCAAGGTCAGCTCATTGCCAAAGGACGTGACCATGCGACAAATGCTGTCCTATTTGGCTTCTGCTCAGGGGCAGTTTGGGTATGTTGACAGGTATGGGAAGTACGTCCGAAAGTGGTATGGCAAACCGGTGAAAACGCTTGATAACAACACAATAGACCTGCCTACGCTGTCTGAAAGGCAGAATGTGATAGTGGGCATTATCTGCAAAGTGAGTGATGATGTAACGCTGTCGCTTGGTGTGACAGATACAACACGAGGGCGTGTGCTGGAATTTGAAAACCCATACATGACAGAGTCTTTGCTACAATCTCTGTGGCGCAGGATAGGAGGCTTTTCGTGGTATACTACAGAATTGTATCACAGATTAGGCGATCCACGTTTCGACATAGGTGACGTGGTGACCTATGACAGCGGTACAGACAGCTATGACATACCGATAACAAATTTAGGATTTACCTTTGACGGCGGACTTTCAGCAGACATTTCTGCGGTAGGTCTGAGCGTTGAAGAACAGCTTTAAGGGGGCGAGATAATGGCTGATGATTTGACATTGGCACAGGATATCACTGAGAACGATTATCCTATGCAACACGCAGGCGAGGAAATCGATGAGATATTGAGCCGAGCCGGCAAGATACACTATGGCACTGTGGAATACAAGATGACGAAAGCGAATCCACTGATGCAGATACCACTTGGACTGACCTTTGCACCTAAACAGGTAATAGCAACGCTACGGCAGACAGCCGCACCAACACCATATCAGAACTACTGTACCCACGTTAGTGGTTCGGGAAAGTCGTACTATCTGAACGTCTGCATGGGATCTAATAACGGGTCAACAGTGGGAAATGTGCCAACAGGAACATACTATGTTGACTACATTGCAATAGAGTAAAAAGGGGTGATTAAATGACGATAACATTAAATGCAGATTATGACGTAGCCCTAAGCACAGCCCTGCTGGGCTATGTCGGTGAAACTAATGCCCGTCCTGTGTCTGTTGAGGGCATGGAGATAGACGGCGCAGACCGCTATGTGCTGACTATCGACTACGGCGATGGCGTTCAGTATGAGGTCGATATCACAGGCGGCACATGGACGCCAACGGCAGATATCTTGCGGTCAGCGCAGACAGTCAGCTGCCAGATAGCGGCGAAGAAGCTGTCAGGCAATGAGTATATTTTGGTAAAAAAATCACGAATTTTTCGACTGCGAATAGGGGCGGCTATAGACGATAATGCTGTGCCGTCACCTGACGTGGCTATGGATGCGTTAGACCGCATAGACGCCATAGGCAGACAGGCGCACGCAGATATGCAGACAGCTGTCACCGCCGCAGAAACGGCGACTACAGCGGCAGAAAACGCAAAGAAATCTGCCGCAGCCGCAGAGAAATCAGCCGACACGGCAACGCAGGCGGCAAGCCGTGCAGAAACCGCAAAGGCATCTGCTGAAACGTCCGCAACACAGGCAGACACTGCAAGGCAGGGTGCAGAGACCGCACGTCAGCAGGCGGTCACTGCACAGAACACCGCCAAGATATCCGCAGCGCAGGCGTCAGTGTCGGCACAGCAGACCGATGCTGATAAGATAGTAACTGCGGGTTATGCTAAAACCGCCAAGACCAATGCTGACAGCACTGCGGCAGACAGACAGGCGGTGCAGGAAATGGCAACGCAGGTCACAACCGATAAGGCGACAGTGGCAGAAAACGCCGCTAAGGTTGCCGCAGACCGCAAAGCCGCTGAAACCGCTGCACAGACAGCACAGGCGGTGGCTGACAGCCTGCCTGATGATTATGTAACGGCTGTCGGAAAGATAGCTGAGAACACGGCTGAGATAGCTAACGTAAAGCAGACGGACAAGGAACTGCAACGTAGGGTAAATGCACTGTTTGACATAGGTCAGGGTATCACACATAGGTTTGAAACCGACAGCGAAACAGCGTATGCTAAGACAGTTCCGACAGGGGCGAAGCTGATGAGCGTAAAGTCAATAGGCGGTCATTCTGAGGTCATTGACGGCAAAATAGTCAGCACTGGTACGGAAGAGATTGTGGAGCAGGGGAAGAATTTGTGGAATATAGACGGCTACACAGCTAGTGATTTAGTTGATTTGGGAAGAGGCTATTGTGGCATAAAACTGGGCGTAAGCCCAAATTCTGCATACTGCATTTCGGTCGCACGAGATACTGCGTTATGCGAAACGTATGGAAAAGTGATAGGTGCAGATAAACGTGATATTGAATTTTTTGGGCATAAAACAGTGAGCAGTATAAATGCCTATACAGGACACCCTATCAAAATTCAGACAGCTGATGAGAATTACGTATATGTTGTGATTAATTCATTCAATGGTTTTGACAAATGGAAATCTGATTTTCTAAAATATTTTCCAAATTTCCAAATCGAAAAATCCTCAACCGCCACAGCCTATGCCCCCTTCCACCGCAATACATACCAAATTCCAGAAGCAATCCGCAATCTGCCTGGATACGGCATTGAGGGGAATGTGACAGACTATGAGGCTAAGACCTATACACAAAACAACACTGTTGACGGTACGGAAATCAAGGCGTTAGATACACCAATCGTCACCGATATTTCAGCCCTAATACCTGATGATTTTCTGCGAAACGTAGAAGTTGAAGCAGGCGGTTCAGTGATTTTCAAAAACAGCAACGACAGCTATCTGATACCAGTGCCGTCAGAAGAAGAATACATTGTTAAGCTGTCAGAGATAGGAGGTACAACATGACAGAGCTACAAGAAGAAATGCTGAAAGCCGCAGGGCTGACCACAGAAGATTTTGAGAAACCTACAGTGACCGAGCAGGACAAAATAATGGCACAAGTGCTATACACAGCTGCTATGACAGGCACGCTGATAGGCGAGGAGGGCGAGTGATGTATTACAGCATTATTAAACGTTTCTATGATCTGGGCGTGTATTCGTTGGCAAAGGTCAAAGATTTTGTCAAGGCAGGCGTTATAAATCCGGAGCAGTTCAAAGAAATCACAAAGGAGGTATACCATGAAGCAGAAGTTAGCGAAACTCATTGATGTAAAGTCCATTGTAACACTGTTCTTGACAGCGGTGTTCTGCGTGTTGGCACTGCGCCGCACGATTTCAGCAGATCAGTTCATCACGGTGTTTACTGTGGTGATATCGTTCTATTTCGGCACGCAGTCAGCCAAAAGAAAGTCAGGTGATGATGAATGACGGAGGCAATTATCGTCGCACTGATAACGGCTGCGTCTGCGGTAGCGTGTCAGCTTGTTATTGCGGCAAACAGCCGTAAGACTATGCAGCAGGCACAGTACGACAGCCAAAAGCTTATTGAGTACAAGATAGACAAGCTGTCTGAGCGTGTGGACAAGCACAACAGTGTTATTGCTCGCACCTATAAGCTGGAACAGGATTATGCGGTGGTCGCTGAACAGATAAAGGTCGCAAACCACCGCATCGAAGATTTAGAAAGGAAGTAATTTTATGGCAAAGACATTTAAGGGCATTGACGTTTCACAGTATCAGCAGGGCGTTGACTTCAAGAAGGTCAAGGCTTCGGGGGTCGATTTCGTTATCATTCGTGCAGGCTATGGCAAGTACGCTAATCAGAAAGACCCATATTTTGAGAAAAACTACAAGGCTGCTAAAGCGGCAGGGCTGAAAGTCGGTGCTTACTGGTATAGCTATGCGGCAACTGTTGAGGAAGCAAAGGCAGAGACTCAGACCTGTATCAACGCTATCAAGGGCAAGACGTTTGAGTATCCGATATACTTTGACCTCGAGGAGCGTTCACAGTTCGCAAAGGGCAGAGCATTTTGCAACAGCCTTGTCAAGACTTTCTGTAATGCACTTGAACACGCAGGCTACTGGGCAGGACTGTATATCAGCCGTTCGCCTTTACAGCAGTACATATCTGCCTACGTTGCTAAGAGATACGCTCTGTGGGTCGCTGAGTACGGCTCACGCTGCAACTACGGCGGAACATATGGTATGTGGCAGTACACAAGCAGTGGCAGGGTCAGCGGTATCAGCGGCAATGTTGACATGGATATCTGCTATGTGGACTATCCTGCGAAGATCAAGGCAGCTGGGCTGAACGGCTTCAAGAAGACCACCAGCTCGACCACAAAGCCGTCTGCAAGTTCCACTAAGAAGACAGTAACGTACACTGTGAAACGTGGTGATACGCTCTCAGGCATCGCACGGCGCTACAAGACTACTGTTGCGAAGCTTGTCAAGGACAATGGTATCAAGAACGCTAATCTCATTTATGTGGGGCAGAAAATCAAGATCAAGTAGGTAGTAAGACAGCCGACAGGGATTATTCCTTGTCGGCTGATTTTGTTTGCACATGTAATAAGACTAATTATTATTTTGTGATATTTGAAAATAAAGTCGAATAAATTAAATAGAGTCTATTGACAATGTTGCAGCTTTATGATATAATTAGTTTAAAGGAGCGTGAGTATTATGACAAACATAATGGCATTTTCTTATGATTCAAGGCCAATCCAAACAATTATTAACCAAATTAAGAACGTTAACAAACGTGACGGAATTGACTTGCAGCCTTCATATCAAAGAGGATATATTTGGGGCCCTGAGTTCCAGGATAAACTTCTTTATAGTATCATAAAGGGTTATCCTATTGGAAACATTAGTTTGAGAGTTAGAACAGACAAAAATGCAAAGGGTGCAATGCAAGAGGTTGTTGATGGTCAGCAGCGTCTTACAACTATATATAATTTTGTTACTGGTCAACATTCCATACAAGGTGAATGTGCAAAAGACATTATTGAGTACATAATTGATTATGTTGATTCAGATTCAGAGTCCGTAAATGAAGTGGATAAATTAAGACGAAAGTTGAGCAACAGGGGCAAAGTGATTCTTAAATTTAGTCAGTTGCCTGATGAAATTAAGGAAAATATATTCTCTTTTAATATTTCAATCACAAACATAACTAACTCAACCGATGAGGAAATAACAGAATACTTTAGATATTTGCAAAATCAGGAGCGTTTAAGAGCTGGAGAAATTATTAATTCGCTACCTAGCACATCGTTGGAAGCATATTTGGATAGGATAAGCGATAGGAATAGATTTTTCGGCATATTCAGTTTTAATAATGGACGCAAACAGTTCGATAGAACATTTTATAGCATGTTAGGCTTATTAGATGGAAAAATAAATTTTGGAGTCCTTGATAAGGCTGTTTTGCAATACGCATCGGATTGTGAAGAATTGTCTAGCTCTGCTAAAAGCAAGTGTGAATTGTTGATTTCTCAAATCAATGATATTACTAATAATAGCAACCTTCCGCATAATTTGATAAAGGCAAATATGAGGTGCTTGAAATTTTTTATGCTGACTGCTGCATTAGGGCTTGTGGATTATACAAAAGATATGGAAAAGAAACTTTTAGCTCTTGGTGCCATTAATACTAAATTATCAGCGTTTAGCTCAGCTAAGGCAGGTGAAGTGGAAAAAACTTTTAATGGTTATTCTCCAGAAGTTATTGAAGAACATAGACTCCTTGCTCTTATATCAAAAGGAGGTCATTCTTACAAGAGAGTTGAAAACAGAATGAAGATCCTTGCTTACTACATAAACGAGTTTGAAAATAAAACAACGCCATCTGGAATAAAGCCAATATAGCAAAAATTATTTCTTTAGTGAAAGGCTTTATATTAGTATGCCGTAGAGTCTTCGAAAAAAATAATTTAAACAGCCGTCTCGGACTTTTTATGGGTCTGAGGCGGCTGATTTTGTTTTGAATTTAAAACGAAAATAACTAGTTATTATTCTCACTCAAAACGTATTATTTGTGTTGTATTGCTTAAATTATGACAACCAGTAATTTCACATGATGATTTAAATTTAGTGGCTAATTTAGTGTTTATTTTATTGTTAAGAGTATTGTTATCGTAACTAATTTCATCTAATAAATAATCTAAACCGCACTGTCTATATATGTTTTCAACGTCTTTATCATAATTACTCATAATATAATCCCACCTAATTATTAATTAAAGATACATATGCCAGACCGTTTTGATTTTCAATAATCTTACATGTATTTGTTTGTCCTAATGTAATAGTATACAGATGATGTAGACTGAGCACAGCATCTTGTAAACCTGCGTCATTTTCCAATTGAATAATTTTTAAACCAATGTTTTTACATTTCTCAATATCAAAATGTCTACCGTGGTTTTTAGAGCTATTATGCTCATTTAAATTTTTTGCAATCTTTTCGATTGTTTCACTATAATCTATATTTGAATCATCAAACATACAAGTACTTAACCAGTTTTTTAACAGTTCATCTGATAAATCAATAGCATCTAATGCGCTTTTTAAAAAAGCCGCTGGATATTTTTGAAATATCATAGACCAATATGCAACATTTTGTGGATTTTCACTCAAATCCGCTTTTGCTTCCAAAAACTCACTCTTAATATTATATGCTGGAATACCACTAAATTGCGGATCTATTGGTCCTAAACTGGACTGCCTACCCATGATAATTTCCTTTGCAGAACAGGCAATCATAGTACCAGCAGACATTGCTAAATGGGGAACAATAACTCTGATCTCCTTATTAAATTTACTTCTTAAATATGTTACTATAGATTCTGCCGCCACGGGTGATCCTCCTGGGGTATGCAATATTAGATCAAGACCAATATTACAATCTAACCCTTTTACAGCATTCATAAATCCTTCCATGTCAGAATCATTAATGTCTAAATTAGGTGCGCCTTCCTTTGTTAACCAAGAAGAGTAATATGTTATAACATTTCTGCCAGTCAAATCTGATAAGTTTTTAAGGTATTTATGTCGTTCAGAATCCAAAGGAGACTCTTTTTGCTTTAAATCATTCATTATCTCATTCCAGCCGGGCATTTTTATTATTCCCCTTTCTATAATAATATACGGTTTTATTATACAATGTTAATGTAAAAAAATCAACTACCTCCAATAAAATTTACTTTTTATACAAAAACATGAGATTGTTTTTGTGCAGGTATTAACATTCTAAAACTTCAAAAATAATTTCAGCCGTCAGAGCGTTATGCCCCGGCGGCTGTTTTTGTGTACAAAAGCACCTTGATATTATCGTCAAAATCTTTGTATAACTTTTTGTAGTCTGCACCACCAGACTTCAAAAAAGTTATACCCACTCTAAAACCGCCTAAATATGCCGTTTCAGCACAGGTAGTACATCTCAATGCTTGACGTTTTGCGTACACGAATTATACACGATAAAGCTGAATTGTAAATATATGCTTGTGAAATGTGGAACAAATGAAATGGCTTAAATGACGTAAATGCGTGGTTTACAAACAATTTTATAAAGCAATAAAAAGCGGTGTAAAGTGGTGTATTTAATCTCTCCATCTCCGCCAGCAGGGGCGTGCCCCTGCACCCAATCCGCTATCATTTATGGTAGCGGATTTTTTTGCTCCCGCCCATAGGTATGATACTCTGGGAGAAGTTTGATGCTCGCTGTGACGGGCATTGTCCGTCATGGCTTTTTGTTGCCACACAAAATCTTGCATTTCCACCCGAACTGTGTTATAATCCTATATATCAAACATCATAACATGGAGGTCTATCATGTACGAAAATTTTAAATATCTCGACGCTGTTGCACAAAAAGAGATAACTAAGGGTGTTTTCTCAGGCTCAGTTCTCAGCGTTATCCATAAAGGCGAAACTGTCTATCTCAAAAGCTTTGGTCTTGCTGACAAGGAGAAAAATATCCCTATGAAAACTGACAGCATTTTCAGACTCTTTTCTATGTCAAAGCCTGTCACAGCCGCTGCCGCAATGATACTTATCGAGCGTGGTCTGCTTGACACTCGTCACCTGCTCAAGTGGTTTATCACTGAGTTCTCCGACCCTGTGGTTCTTGATGAGAACGGTGAGCGTCCTGCTGACAGAGATATAACCATAGGCGACCTGCTCACCATGACTTCCGGTATCCCTTATCCTGACGGCACTCCCGCAGGTCAGAAAATGGGTGCGCTTTGGGGCGAGCAGTCTGAAAAATATCTCAAAGGCGAAAAGCTTCTGGATACTGTGAGCTTCGCAAAGGAAATGGGCAAGCGTCCTCTTATGTTCACCCCTGGTGAAAAGTGGATGTACGGTGCATCTGCCGATATCATGGGTGCTGTTATCGAGGTGGTTTCTGGCATGAAGTTCGGAGATTTTCTTAGAAAAGAGATCTTTGAACCCCTCGGTATGAACGATACAGGTTTCTATATCCCAGCGGAAAAGTACAGCCGACTTGCCCAGTGTTATGAATACAAAAATGGCGGAAACGAGCCGTTCACTCACTTCCACCTTTGTCTTACTGATTACACTGTACCTCCTGCCTTTGAGTCGGGCGGAGCAGGTCTTGTTTCCACTGTAGAGGACTATGCAAAGTTTGCCAAAATGCTTATGAACAAGGGCGAGCTTGACGGCGTGAGGATACTCGGCAGAAATACGGTCGATTTCATGACAAGAAACGGTCTTACACCTGAACAGCGCAAGACCCTTAACTGGGACAGCACAAAGGGTCACGGCTACGGTAACTTCATGCGTATCCTTGACGACCCTTCTACTGCAGGACTTATCCAGTCAGAAGGCTCTTTCGGCTGGGACGGCTGGATGGGCTGTTATTTCAGCCTTGACCCAAAAGAACAGCTCTGCATACTTTATTTTATTCAGCAGACAGGCGCAGGCACCACCGATTCTGCAAGGCGTTTGCAGAACATCGCATGGGGTGCAGTAAAATAAGTAGGGGAGGTCTGAGATTTGAAATTACAGGAAGGCAGATTTATACAAGGGCTTAGAAATATGTTCAGTCTGCGCTGGGATATGGCTGACCCTGATGAGATACATAATACGATAATATCTGGCGCAAAGCTTCAGGGTACTAATATGTGTATCCTCATGCTTGCCATACTTATAGCTTCCATAGGTCTTAATATGAACTCCACCGCCGTTATAATCGGTGCTATGCTTATCTCGCCTCTTATGGGCGGTATAACAGCCATAGGCTATGGAATCGCCACCAATGACCTGACCCTTTCAAAGGGTGCGGCCATAAGGCTTGGTATTCAGGTGGTCATTTGCCTTATCACCTCGACTATTTACTTTACTATCTCACCTATCACCACAGCCTCCTCCGAGCTTCTCGCCCGAACCACACCTACAGCGTGGGACGTTCTTATTGCCCTTTTTGGCGGACTTGCCGGCATAATAGGTCAGACCCGTAAGGAGAAAAGCAACGTTATCCCAGGTGTGGCTATCGCAACAGCACTCATGCCGCCGCTTTGTACCGCAGGCTATGGACTGGCAAGACACCGCCTTGATTATTTCGGCGGAGCATTGTATCTCTTTTTCATAAACAGCTTTTTCATCTGCCTTGCGGCTATCGTTGTGCTGAAGTTTTTAAGGCTGCCTCACGGCAACGATATTTCCCCGAAGGCTTTGAAAAAGATACACAGAAATATCGCTTTTATCACAGTTATTACCATGCTGCCTAGTATTTATCTTGGCTATGATATTGTGAAAAAGACAATGGATAACAGCAGTGCAGAGAAGTTTATCACCGAGAATTTTGACTTTGACGGCACTCAGATAGTGCAGAAAACTATAGATACCGATAAACGTATGATAGAAGTGGCACTTCTTGGCAAGAAGATAAGCACTGCCGATACAAAGGCGCTTCAAAGCGAGCTGAAAGCTTTCGGATTGGGAGATTATAAGCTTGTGATAACACAGACCGAGGTGGAAAGCGGTGTTACCGCTGACGAGGTAGAAAAGATGCTTGAAAAGAATGCCGACGATGAGGAAACACAGAACAAGGTGGCACAGGTGCTTGCGCAGAAAGAAAACGACGACCTTAAAGCCGAGAATGAAAATCTGAAAGCACAGCTTGACAGCTATCAGAGCTATGATATAGACATGAGCGATATCGCCGAGGAGCTTGCTATCGTTTATCCCAACATAACAGGTGCGGCAGGCGGTCACATGAGCAGCCATTCAGTAGGCTCGCCCACAACAGTTAATGGCATAACAGTGGTGCTATATGAGAACAAGGCTCTTACCGATGAACAGCTCAAAACTGTCACAGAGCTTCTGAAAAAACGTCTTGACGTGTCAAACGTCACAGTTATCCAGCAGGTGGAGAAGCAGAAAGATACCACCTCAAAGGCTGAAAGCACCGATAAAAAGAAAAAGAATTGAAAAAATTCTGAAAATGTTATGTTACAATAGATAGTTGACAAAACAAATTGAAAAACAACTTCCAAAATGATATAATGTTAAGTACCACCAAAACAAGAATATCAAAAAGG